CAAAGTTGTTAGCAGCTTGAGTTACTAAACATCTTTCTGAAAGGAAGTTTACTTCCATTGCATCAAGATCACTAGTAAATGCACCACCAACAGAACCTGTTAACCAAGATTTCATTCTTCTATCATCTGATTGAGACGCTCTATATCTTACATGTAAGAAAGGTCTACGGATGTTAGTTCCTAAAATTTGATCATAAACAGTTGTAGTACCAGCAGGAACTAAAACTCCTTCAATAGAGTTTGGTCCAGTCATAGCACCACGAGTTGAAGCGTCATTAAGGTATTTCCAGTCAGTCTTATAGAAATCATAAGAACCTCTTCTGAAACCACTAAAACCTAAGTTTAATGCCATTTCTTCTGAGTTTTCAAATAATCCATAAGCAGTACCACCTGAAGATCCAGATGAGATTGCAGCAAGCATATCATCAAAATCTAAAGCAGTTTGTCTGTCTAAGAATAACATGTTTTCTTCAATTGCTCCTTGAGTATCTAAGTTTCTAAGAATATCATCAAAGTCACTAATACCTGCAGCAGCAGAGAATCCAACTTGTACGTTACCTCTAGCTTGAACAGCAGCAAATAAACCTTGCGATCCGATTTGCCCGTTACCAAGTGCACCAGAAGCAGCCGCAGCGATTTCACCTTCAACACACATCATTTCTAAATAGTCCTCAAATCTTAGTCTTGTTTCAGACTCAGCTTTTAGGTACCATAAATAACCACCTGTTCCATCTTCAGTAGAAACTTCTACCCAACCGATCTGAGCAGTGTCAGAACCGTTTATTACGTATTTGTTTCTAATGATAAGAGGGTTATTTGAAAATTGAGTAAATGAAGGAGTAACACTAACATAACCGTTAGCCGCAACACCAGCTCCAGACGTATTGTTAGGAGTTGTTGATCCTTTTGCGTATTCAGAACCGTATACAAATACTTTTACTAAACCTACTAAACCAGCAGCAGCAATAGTTGCAGCAGTATAAGGTAGAGCTGTAATTGTACCAACACCGGCAGCACCTGGAGTAGAAGCAGAAACATAACATTTAACTTCGTTTCCAAAGTCATCCATTACTACTACTGTTGCTCCTGGAGATATAACGTTAACAACACCGGCAGCAGTACCTGTCCAGTTAATAACGTTAGCACCAGCTAATGTAAGTCCATCATATGCAATATGTAATCTATTTTGTTCTGACCAGATTACTTGGTCACTTGTCATTGGTAATTCAGCACCGACCATTCTTAAGAAACCAGATAACGTTCTGTTACCATATCTTTCTACTTCTTGTTCGTAAATTTCAGGTAGATATTGCTGAGCAAAATCTGCGAAATTAGCTGGAATACCCGCACCTGCACCATTATTTGTCCATTGCAAATAATTAGTAGCTAATGCTTGTTGTGATTGGGAAGGTACTAACGACCCAAACTGTGGGGATAAAGCCATAATTTATAATTTTTAATTAGTTAAATTTTCTTTTTTTGATTTTCAATTTTGATGAATCTGCTCCACTAACAGCTTTAACCTTAAAACCTCCCACGTAGACATCCCCACCGGCAACTTGCCTAGGTGCATCTGCACTTGGATTTTTAGATTTTTGTACAATAGTTTTAACACCATCTGCTTTACCTTGCTCATAAAAATGAGAGGCTAATTTATCAGTATTCATCGCAGCATATAAAGCTTTATGATAACCTGCCGTGTCACTAATCTTTCCATCTTTGTCTAAAAATTTATTTACAAAATTAGAAATATTAGATTGAGTTTCAGCTATCTTACTCGGGTCTTGAACTTTGTACCTAAATTTTTTATCTCCTACACTGTAATCAAAACCTTTGAAATCAGTGTTAAATAAAGTATCAGTACGTTGTTTAAAGTCCTCTTGAGTTTGCTTTATAGTTTCTTGCTGTTTGTTGTGACGATTAAAAAAGTCCATTGCTTTTTGCTGCTCTTGAGTAACACCAGGTCTTTGCTTTATTTCTGCATAGTACTGATTTTTTCTTTTCTCTAGATCTTGCTTAGCTCCAGCAACCGCTTCTTTATAAGCTAACTTTTTTCTTCGTATGTCTTTTTGCTCATCTAATTCTTCATCATATTTATAATCTTCCATTATAAGATTAATATCTTCTGAGTCTAAATGAGGTTTTGTTTTTCTTAAATATTCATGTAAAAGTTGATCATTGTTTAGTTTAGAATAATCTTTATTTAATTCTACATAATCTTCAACTGTACCACCTGTTTCTTCCATAAACTTTACAAGTTTATCTATATTTTCTGGTAACTTAGGTTGTTCTACAGTTTCTTCTTTTACAACTTCTTTTTTTGGTTCTTCTTTTGATTCAACTATCTCTTCAATTACTTGGATTGGAGATTCTTCTTTAACATCTGTATCGCTGACCCGTACTTCTTCTTCCACCTTTGGTAAATCTCCGGCTTGTTTATCATCAGGTAGCTTCTCTGTTTTTTGCTCTTGAACGGCATCTTCTTTTGGTTTTTCTGTTAAATCAATTTTAGTTACTTCAGGAATTACTTCTCCTTGCGCTTCAGGTTTAGTTAAATCAATTTTTACTGGTTGAGTATTAGATTTACCTAAATCTTTAACTTTACGCTTAGGTTTTAATTTACCTTTTAAAGTAAATTCACCCTCTTGTTTGACCTCTACGGCCGCTTTTTTTGTTGACATAATATAATATAATTAAAAATTAATACTAAATAACTGGTGCTTGTCCTCCTTGATTTTCAAAATCAATAGGTAATAAATCATTTTTTCTTTGATCTATCATTTGACTTTGTTGTGTTCCAGCTATTCTTGTTCTTTTATCTTTACGATCTTCTATTTCTTGCTCCTTCATTGTTTCTCGCTGAGTTTTCATTTGCTCTAATTGCAATTGATAATTAAACTCTTCAGCCATTAATTGACGTTTAATTTCAGCTTCTGTTTGCATACGTTGTATTTCAAACTGAGACTTTGCTTGTTCAAAGTTTACTTTTTCACTAGTTAATGCTTGTTGTTTTTGTACTTCTGCTTCAGCAGCTGCTTGAGAAGCTTGAGAATTAGCTTGAGCTTGTTGTTGAGCCATTTCTGCTTGCATCTGTCTTTCTCTTTGCAACTTACGTCTACGTTTTTGTTTTAGCATTTGATTAGCTAATTTTAAATTACGTATTTGACGTATTTCAATAGCATCTTCTAAATCTATACCACCACTAGATAAAGCAACTTGTATGTTTTGTTCTAATTTAGCTTTTTCTTCTTCATCTGGTTCTAAATCTAAAAATATACCAAAGTCATGTAGATTTAATTGATCTATTTGTCTTAATGTAGAAGTGTTAAATATATTTAAACTATCTCTTAATGAATTTGCTGTTAAAGGATAATCTAACATATCTTTTATTTTCTTAGAAATATTTTCACACATTCTTAATGTTAAAAATAAACTAGCATTATTTATATGCTTAGTAGCTATATTAGATGCTTGAGCTGCAAGTTTTTGTAATCCAACTAATGTATTACTATCTTGTATACTTCCATCTCTTGCTTCGTTTAATCCCGTCACATCTCTTATCATTTGTAAATAATAATTATATGTAGTTATTAAACTTTGTATTTTCGCTTGACCAGATCCACTACTTAATTCTTGCACTGGAACTTTACCTCTATTTAATTCACCGTCTTGTGTAAGTGATCTACCTACAACAGAACCAGTTTGAAAGTACATGTTTAAAGCTTCTTGTGGATTATAATTAGTACCATTACCAAGATCAACTTCTGCTAAACCATCCATATCTAAAAATACTCCATCTGGAACCATTCTAGCAATTACTTGTTGAAGTTTTAAATGAGTTATTTGAATCATATCTGCAAACCCAGTTATTCTGCTAACTGTAGAATCAATACGTCCTTTGTAGATTCTTGGTGCACATATAGCATAATTCATTTCTACTTTAGTTGTGTCTGCAAAAGGTCTTGTCATGTTTTTACACATCTCCCATTTTAACAACATATCAGTTCCTAAAACCTTAACACCTTTGTATAAAACCTCTATAGTTCTACCAACTCTTTCAAAATTTTCATTTTCAGGTGGATTAAATGTATCTGGTTTTTCAATAGCTTTAATTAATCCTTGCTCTGTTTGTTTTATTTTAAAAACCTGATCCATATAAGTTTTATATTCAAAATATAAAACCGGTATAGTATTTTCATCATTTGGTCCATTACCATAACCATACATATATGTTCTATTACCTTGGTATTCTTGAATTTTTTTTAATTCACTATCTGATAGGTTTGGAAACTGTTTAGCAATTTCAGGTAAAGTAACCATTTTATATTCACCAACATAATATATATCTTCAAAATTTGGATCTTCTGTATAAGAATATACTAAATTAGCAGGATCAACATAATCAATAGTTATACCATTTGAAGTATTGAAGTTTGTTTTTACAGCACCTATACCACAAGTAACTAGATCATAATTTATTCTTCTTCTAATTAAATCCCATCTATTTACATCTAAAACTTGATTAATAGCTTCTTCTTCTGCTATTTCTATACCTTGTTTATAAGATAACTGCATGTGTAATTCTAACTCTTCTGCTGATTGAGGCATTTTATCCTCAGGTATATCTGTATTAAATAAATTTGAACCTAAAGTGCTAGTTATTTTTTTCATTACATCTCTAGCAAACATATCTTGAGCTAACATCTCTGCGTAGTTAGTTCTTTTTTCTACTGAAGCAGGATCTTGAGCAAAAGCATTAACATCATAATCTTTATTAGATATACCATTTGTTAGTATATCTACGAATTTAGAAATAATAGGAACTGGTTTCCAATCTAAATTTAAATAAGATAAATCACCATTAATAGATAATTCATCTTTATATTTTTGAGTAGGTTGTTCACCTCTTGCGTACAACCTTAATCTATTGTAGTTATTCCAAGTAGTTAAATACCTATTACCATTAGTTCTTCCCTGAGAAAACCACTCTTGCTCTATAGCTTGAGCCACTTGCTCGCCATATTCAAAGCTTGCTTTTTCCGCGTCGCTAACCACTTGGCTAGGGAAAATACTACTACCGTTAGTGTATATACTCTTCATTTATTTTATTATTTTTGATAAAGAACCTCTATTATCATATTTTTTAATTCCTAAATTGTAACTCTGTCTAACTATTTTTGGAATAGGTCTATATTTATTTTTATTACAAGCCATTAAAGCAAGTCCTGAACTAATAGAAGCATCATGAGTGGTTCTATTATTTATATCAAATCTACTCCAATCATTTAATGTGCGTTGAAAATAAGTATCACCATGTGTATTATCTGATCTTAATCCTACATAGTTTTCAATATAACTTTCTATCGCAGAAGCATGAGCTTGTTTAACATCTTCACTTGAATTAGGTATTCCACCTATTTCTCTTTCTGTTACTGATAATTTATTATATATTTTATCAGGTCTATTCATTGCAAAACCTCTGTAACCTCTACGTTTAAAATGATATAATAATCTTGGTTTGTTGTTTTCAGCAAGTATTGGCATTCCATAAAATATACAAGCCATAAGAACATCTTCAAAAAATATTTCTGCTGTTTGTGGTCTTGCTATATATTCTAAAAAGAAATGATTAGGTGGAACATCTTCCATGCTAAACTTAGTTAAACCATGAAGAGATCCTTTAGAACCTCTTTTATCTACAGTACCAGATATATCATAAGGATCACATCCAAATGCTCCAAGTGTTTCATTTCCAGGATATTTAATGCCTAGTTTATTTATTACATTATTTTGTAATCTTTTAGGCGGAACCCATGAAATAAAAAATCTTCCGGTTTTACTTGGACTAAAAACTACTTCAGTATCTTTTATTCCTCCTATCCATTGAAAACTTCCTTGTGTTATAATTGCTGAGTTTTTAATATCTTCATTCCAGTCTATTTGCTCATAGATTTTTGTTAAATTAAACAATGATGATTTTGCTTCATCTCTAAAAGCATGTTCAGTTGTTCTTGGAAATTGTCTATAAAATTCATTTAAAGCATCTTGATCTTGTTTTAAACCATCAACTTCATTTTGCCAATAATCAACTACGCCTAATGTTATAGGAATTCCTTGTGGTCCTTTAATTAAATCTTTCGGTGTTTCAAATACAGGTATTCCATAAGAATCAATGTATCCCTCGTAGTTCCACTCCATAGGTATGAACAAACTATAGAGTCCCGAACGAGTCTGTCCGTTGCGGTTTCTTTGTGTGACGTCTGAATCATTATATAATTTTTTAAAATTACTACCACCTTTATCTAAAGCGTTTGATGTTGAACCCATCATACATTTACCAATAATTCTACTACCTAATCGTAAACAAGTTTTAGTAACTCTCCAATTGTTTAATATATTGTTTGGTCTTTCCCATTTACCAGATTCATCATGTACTAATAATTTTAACTTTTCACCGTCATAACTATTATCTCCAGTATTTTTCCAATCAATAGTTGTATCTAATCCTTGTAATTCTGGAAGTGTTTCATTTTGTGTAAGTTTACGTCTTGTAAATTTACTAGCTGGTACTCTATAAGCTAATTCTGTTTTAGGTCTATCCATACCATCTTGAATTGGCTTAAAGAAAAAAGGATAGTTTACTGATATTGGAACAACTTTATCTGTGAACATTGTTTTAGCATCAGGACCTGATTTTGATAATATACCATATCTACTATCAGAAGATATTGTTGCTTGATTAACTGTTTCACCTGAAGCCATAAATGAAAATCCTGATCTACGGTTTTTAAGGTAACACATTCCATAACATCTATCATCTGCTTTACAAGCTTCCCAAAATATAAAGAATAATCTATTTGCTTCTCTAAAATCTGGTTTACCAACATCAATTTTACTCCACTGTAAATACATGTAATGAGTACCTGTAATGTAAGTAGAATTACCTTTGTTATAGAACCAAAAACCTTGTTCTCTACGGGTAAATTCTTTATCAATATAATCGTACCATGTTTCTTTAAAATCTAAATCATATTCTTCCCAATCAAAAATAGTTTTAATTCTTTTTAATTCTTTAGGTAAAGGTTGATATTCAAATTTATCTGATTTAAATTTAAAAGTATCTTTTTCTTTAGGTAAAGCTATTTTTAGATTTTGTATTTCATATACATCACCTATTTCACCTGTTCTAGATATAACTATTACATCATGTTCTATGTTATACCCATAATCCCATTTTTTATACCTATTATTTTTTTTAATAATTTTAGGTTTAATGTGATCTTTTAATATTTTATATAGAGATTGATTATGCATTACTTAGATCTTCCTTCAGCAAAACCTTTAAATTCTTTAGGTTTTTTATTCTCTTGTTCAACTCTACCTTCTATGATATTTTCTTCTTCATTTATTTTTGATAAAATTTCAAAAGCATCAAATATAGCTAGTTTTTTTGTAGCTGCAGCGTTTTTTAATCTATCTGCGGAAATATCTGGTCCAAAATCTATAATCGGTTCTTTAGCAACTTTAATCAGTTCTTCAACTGCCACATGCCCAGCTTGGATTATATTCTTTTTTATTTTCTTTATCTCCATACTTAATTACAATATCATTTGATTTCATACAATAAAGGCGTTCTTCATCTATAAAAAACTCCCATTCAGCACCTGGTTTAAAACCTACCATATCACCTGGGTTAATTTTAGATGCTTCTAATGAATTATTACCAATTTTTAACAACCCAATATAAGGATCTTCTTTTCTATTCTTTAAAGAATCAGAATTTTTTAATGGTTTTATAAAACATCTTTCACCAAAAGACTTCCATGTATCTTTATTTTTGTATAAGTATATTTGATCCATACCTGCAAAATACATATTATCTTTAAAATAAGATCTACTATTTTTTTGTACACCTTTCATATCATAGAATCTTCTAAATATGTTTTGATGAACAATAATAATATCTCCTTTTTTAATAGGTGTAGAAAAAGCAATTGGTGTTTCAATTACTTTTGCCAACCTATTTACAAATTTCCAAGATTCAACTTTTGTATTTAAAATTAAATCTTTTTTACCTATTTTTTTACTATTAGCATACCTATCACCTATAGGTTGTATAATAAAATCATATAAACTTTTCATTAATATTCTAAATCATATTCAATAGAAATAGCCATATGTGAATTAAATTTTTTCCAAGGTAATATTTCACCGCTTTTCTTTATATGAATATTATATGAATTATCTTTTTCTTCAAATAAAATATGAGAAATAATATGATTACCATATACTTCTTGACCTACCGAATAATGCATAGCATTATTTTTATAATCAGCACCAATGCTAATTTTACGTATTACACTACTCATTTTCTTCTTCTTCTACTACAACATCCGTGTAAGAACCGTCTTCTAAATTTATATTTATTGAACCGTAATTATCTTCTAATTCTTTTTTGAATTTTTCTTGATCTTGATTAACACCAGCTAACTCATGTAAAAAACCGTGTTTTTGAGATTCTACTAATCCAATATTAAATACTATATTGTTTAATTTTGTTTGAAAATCTTTTACTGTTTCAAATTCTTTTTCTGTTATTTTTTTAACTTCTTCACTCATTTTATTTAATTTTAATTAATTTAATTTAATACTTCTATAGATATAATCACTTATTTTTATCTATATTTACCCTTTGAATATGCTTGTAACCTTTTCACTACTTCGACCACCGAAATAAGCTAGAACAACAGCCATCATAACTTTTTCAAAAGTATCGTTCCATAATTCATTTATATGAAAAGGTATTGTTTCTACACTATCTAGTATACCTGCAAAAGAAAATACAACAATACACCATACTAAAACTAATGGACGTACATTTTTTGACATCCAAGAATCAGACATAGAATCTGCTTCCCATCTTGATGTTATAGCTTCTATTTCTTTATTCTGTTGTTCGTATATTATTTGTTGTAATTTTATCTTATCATCTGCAGGAGCATCTGATTTTATTATTTCAGCTATAGCTTCTTTAGGAGAAGTTACTCCTTGTAATACATTTCCTAATGTAGGGTTTATTACAGAAGCAGCACCAAATAACAATTGACCTACCGTAGTATCTTTAAATTTCTTTTTTGACATTATTTAATTAGTTTCTTCAGTTTCTTCGCTAATAATTTCCCAGTCTCCAACGTTTCTCTCTGTACTTGTACTACTACTAGGAGGATTGTCTATGTTGTACTGTATTGATTCTTCTTTCCATTCTTCAAAATTCATTCCTTTGTACGTGCCATCATCTTCAACAATCTCTTCCCATCTTTCTTCATACCCAGGTCTTTGATTTTCGTTAGTGGTTGTAGTTATATCTCTTTGTTCTGTAATGGTAGTTAATAAACCTTTATTTATTTCTTTCCACTCTTCATATTGCTTTGGTCTATATTTTCTATACCAGCTGTCATTATAATTATAGACAAATTCAGGATCAGTTTTTCCTTGTTTTCTAATCCATGTGTCAAAAAGACTTTTTCGCGTACAAGGTGGTAGTGCGTATTTAGAGTCCATGTTACGTCTAGATCTGTAATCCCTTACAAACTGATGGTATGAGTCAAGCATTTCTTTACCTTTTTTAAAATCTCGTTTTCCATCTTCATTTTTAAACTGCTGTTGCATGTTAGATATTCTTCTAATTGTCCAGTCTCGAGCTGTTTCTGGGTTACACTTTCCTCCACCTGAGCTTACGTGTCTTACATTAGTTCCAGGCGTGTAGCTTTTACTAGTTCTTGTTTCAGTCTCAACCTCAGTATTTCCTGAGTGACCTGCTTCGTGATTAAATAACGGAGTGTTTGATTCCATTTTCTGCATTCCTCTAGGTATATTAGAGTTTGAATATCGAGATGTAAAAGGATTATTTATTTTAAATGCCATAATTAATATTTTTCAAATGGATCAGTTTGTGAATATGCTTCAGATTCCCATGGTAAGTTTTTATTACCTTCTTGCATTTCTTCTCTTGAATATTTTTTTCCTTTCCAGTATACAAACTCATCATCATAATCTAAATCACCTCTTTTGATTTGATCTATGTGAACTTTTTCGTGTTCTATTACACTTTCTCTTTCTTCTGGATCGGTTATTTTATCTGATACTAATATAGTACCATTTTTATTTGCTTTTCCTAAAACACCTTCTTCTAAATCAACATTATGTATAGGTGTATTATCTTCCATAAATGGAGCATTGATTTTAAAACCTTTACTTAATCTAAAGAACATATTATTATTTATAAGGAAATTTTTTATTTAAATAGTTTTGTCTTTCTTGACAACCACAGGGTTTATTAAGGCTGCTGGCAATATTCTGCACAACAGCCTTAATACCTGTTTTGTTAGTGAACTTTGCGATTGAATCGCCTAATCCTCTAGACTTCATACTTATGCTACTGTAAAGCTTCTAAAGTATACCTTAAGTGTTGGGCTGTAAGCAGCTGTTGCATCCGCTGTATCTTGCGGTAAACTAACTGAAGACTTAACACCACCTGGGTTAGCTGTAATTGCTCTTTGAATAGCAGCTTTAACTTTATTTACATAATTAGCTGAAGCTGGTACGTTGTTGTTAGGTGAAGCACCTGCGCCAGCAGCTGTAGCTACTAACATAGTTGCTGTAGTTGGTCCACCACCAGTTGAAAGATTTAATGTTGCTTTAATAGCGCCATCATCTGGAGCTCCTGCAGCAGTTACTACAACTGATACATTTACAATACTATCTGCTAACAATAAATTGTCTCCATCCATTTGAGGAGCTGGAGTACCACCTTGTCCAGTAGTAACACCACCTACAACGTTGAAATTAATCCATTTTGCCATGATTTTTGTTTTTAATTATTTTTGTTTTTGTTTTTGTTTTTGGTTTTATACAGTTCCATGACTGTTTTTTTATTCACTAGAATTTACTCCAGAACTTGTTAGAGAAAATATTTTATTTGTATCTATTCTACCATCTTCATTCAATAATCCGTCTTTTTCTAATTTAGCTGTATCTCTAGCTGTAATATAACTTTGGTATCCTTTAGGATCTATAAGTTTTTGAGCTTGACTACCTGGTTTTAATTTTTTTGATTTCACCTTGGTTTTATTATCATCTTCATTATCTTTTTTATTTCCTGCTAAAGCTCTACCTATATTAATTAAACCTTGAGTAAATTGTCTACCACCACTATTTATAGAGGCATAGTTAGATTCAGTGCTTAGTTTGTAATCACCTGGATTAGCACTAACAGTAGGTACAGATATGAAATTTGTAGGCATACTGCTTTTGTAACTAAATGGTGATCTATTATTAAACCCTATATTAAAAGAATTTTTATTACCTAAAAAGTTTGTTTTATATTTACCTAAAGTATCCATATTATCCCGCGTGATAACCCCTTAAAGCAGCTTTTGCCTTTGATTCACTACCATATTTAGCTGGCCAAGGTTTATCTGTTTTATTGCTAATTACTCTCCAAGATCCACCCATTTTTTTAATACATCCACTACCACCTTCGTCTATAGCACATGCGTTAAACGGTGATCTATCAGACATATTTTCATAATATGCTTCTTGAGGATCTTGTTGGAAACCAGCTTCACCTCTTTTAGGTTCTTTACTTTTCTTTAACATTTCATAATAAATATCTTGCTCATCACCTTCTGTTCTTCTAGCTATTCTTTTAGCCTCTCTTTTCATATGCTTATCGGTGTGTCTAGTAGCTGGAGACATATGATTTTTTCTCATATGATTATCAAGTTTCATACCTCCAGTTTTACTCATTTCTTGATGAGTTTTTCCTGACTCATCTTTCATACTAGCTGGAGAATCATGATCATGTCTAACATTTTCTAAATAATGTAATCTTGCAGAATCTGACAAGTCTTTATTATATGCTTCTTTTGCATCATATCTCTCGTCTGCTCTTTTAGAAAAACGAGGGTGATTACCACTATATCTTTTATGTCCCATAATTAACTCATTTTTGGATCAGAAGAGTAAGCTCCTTTTCCCATAAATTTTTCCATTCCTTTTGATTCGTCTCTACGATCTTTCATAGATTGTTTTTTGCTAGATTCTTTACCGTCTTTAGCTAAACTTTCATCTAATCTATCATCGTACCCTTGTCTATTAAATGGACTACTTTTGTGATGATGCTCATCTGCTTTAGTAGAATTTCTTGCTACGTGTTTTTTATAATCTTCATCACTTCCTGGATGATTTTTTCTTCCTCCTTTTGCTTTTGCTGGAGAACCTTTAGCATCACCTTTTTCAATATCTACTATTGGCATGTCTTTTAATTCTGCTGACTCTCTATTCATTGGTGAATGTGGATGAGAATGTGATCCTTTATCAGTATCATAATTCATAGCTGGTGAATCTCCTTTTCTATGCATGTCATCTACGATAGGCATATATTTTAATTCATCAACTCCTTGAATTCCATATTTGCTAGCGTTTTCCATAGGTGATTCATGACCTGCTTCCATAGGTGATTCATGACCTGCGTTCATAGGTGACTCGTGACCTGCATACATTGGTGAATTCATATACATAGCTGAATCTCTATGCATACCTTGCTTTTTTTCAGCTTTGTACATATGTAAAGCTGACTTCATCATTTTTACCGGGTTTTTCTTTTGTGAATAAGGCATAATTGTTTTTTTTATTGTTATTGTTTTTTTTATTTATACTGGTAAATCTTCATACTTATCTGCATAGTCTGCAGGTAAATAAGACTCCATAGAACTTATTTGTTCAGCGGATAATTCTGTTTTATAGAAATCATTAGCTAATACCCATTCAAAATGAGTTTTAATAGCTTCTAAATTTTCATTTGCTGCTGCTTGTTCTAATTGCCTACTTATTTGGTTAGTAATTACCTCTTTGTGCGAATCAGGTGTGTTTTCTGTTGTTATTACGTTTTTATACATTTTATTAATTTTTGTTAGTTTTTACAATTTTTACAATTTTTTACTTCTTCTCTTAATTCTTGGATTGCTTTAACAAGTACAGGGATTAATCTTCCGTAACTTGCTTTTAATTTTTCAGGATTATTTGAGTTAACAAGTTGTAGAAATTCATCATCAGATTCTTGTAAATCTTGAGCAATAAATCCTAAATCTTTTAACCCTTTTCTTTCTCCATCTCTTTGATTCCACTCAAAAGTTACTGGCTTTAAAGAATCTATTAAATCTAATCCATAGTTAGAATCTTGAATATTTGTTTTATCTCTTTTATCTGATAAAGCTGATATGGTTTGAACTTGACAATGAATAGCAGTAATACTAGAGTTTCCAAAAGTAACTGTATTACTTCCGTTTCCTGCAGCATTTCTACCTAAAATAATGGAGTTGTTATCTGAGCCACTACCTAAATCTGCACCCTGCCCAATTACAACGTTTTGACTACCTGTAGTAGCTGTTAAAACTGCATTTTCTCCGATTACTACGTTAGAACTTCCACCATCAGTATTTTTATATGCAGAAACACCTATTACAGTATTACCACCACTACCACCTCTACGCTGAAGCATAGCGTTCATACCAATTGCAACATTACTACCAGCAGTTGAAGTTCCTGCGCCATATCCTTTACCTGCGCCTGTACCAATAAAAGTATTATTAGCACCAACACCAGCAGAATTAGCTTCATAACCAAGACTAGTATTTGAGCCATCAGTTGTAAGTGCGTAACCAGCTTGATAACCTAAATTTGTGTTTGAGGTTCCAGAAGTATTTGAGTAACCTGATTGATAACCTACTGAAACTAAACCACTAACAGTTGACAGTGCATTTCCAGCATTTGCACCAACTAGAGTATTGTTATCCCCACTACTTAAATTATTTCCAGCTTGATGCCCAAGAGCTGTATTAAATTCAGCACTATAACCACTTGCTGCTAAACAATTAGAGCCAATAGCTACAGTTTGCCCCGCGCCTGCTGTTACATTAGATGCCATATAATTACCAATAAATACACAACTTGTTGCAGCAGCACTAGTTTCCATAACCCCTTGCCCAATTGCCACATTTGCAATCCCTGATCCAGCACCTTTAGCGCAATTTTTACCTATAAAAACATTATAACCACCAGTGTGTCCATATCCTGCATCGTAACCTATACATACTCTATCTACGCCAGTTGTATTAGAATAACCAGCTTGATAACCCATATTAGTATTTCCTGTTCCTGAACTTTGAGAATAACCGGATTTAAAACCAACTGACACATGTCCAGCTGCTGTATTAGACCTACCAGCGTTTCGACCAACAGAAACCATTTCAGATGCCCCACCTGATATACCAGAAGCAAAACTTCCTATGGCAACAGAATCTTCAACTCCTGATCCCCAATTTGTACCCGCAGAACTACCAATAGCGACATTATCATCACCAGCATTGGCTCTACAAGCCATATCTCCAATAACTACATTTCTGTCAGAACCAGCAGCCATCCCTTTTGCAGCTTCATAACCATATACTGTATTACTATTAGCAGTAGTTATAGTCGAAGCAGCATCGTATCCAATTATAGTGTGTCTTGTACCTGTGGTTAACGCGTTACCCGCTGAACTTCCAATTACTGTATTCTCTTGAGGATTACCACTTAAACCAGCAGGTATATTTACTAAATAACTTGAAGTTCCATCTATTAAACAATCAGTTAATCCATTTAAAGAGGTTGCACCACCACCTCCGGCAGCTTGTAAAGTTATTAAACCTGTACCAGAAGCAAAAGTTAAAACATCTCCATCGGATGCACTCGCTTGTAAACCTGGTATTCTTAATGCTGTTACGTTAGCATCACCAAAAGTTATTTCATTTGTAGCACCTATTGCGCTAGGTTGTGCCTCGTTTCCAATAACAGTTAAATTACTACCTGTAGTAACAGTTTTTCCTGTTTCATAACCAATAAAAGTATTATTATCTCCATCAGTTATTGCTGCTCCGGAATTATACCCTACTAAAGTATTATAAAACGCTCCTGCGGCTACTGTACCTGCGTAATTTCCAATAGCAACGTTTCTATCTTTTGCTGTTCCTGTTGCGTTTAAAGCTTGGTATCCTATAGAAATATTATCATTTCCTGCTTGATTCCATTTCCCTGACTCCATACCAACCATAACATTTCTTGCACCCGTAGTTATATATCTACCTGCTTCTGTTCCTATTGCTGTGTTGCTATCACCTGCGCCTGTTTGCTCTCCAGTTTTTACACCAATAAAAGTATTTGATGCTCCAGTATTGTTTTCTCCAGCTTCAACACCTATACAAGTACGTGATCCAGCGGTTGTGTTTGCGTAACCAGCATTATAACCTAAATTAGTATTACTTGCTCCAGATGTGTTTGAGTAACCTGCTGCATATCCAATATTTACTGTATAAGTTGCAATATTACTTCTTCCACATTGCCCTGCTCCTACTGCTACAGCACCAGTTTGAGCATCTGAGCCATAAGCACCAGCTTCTCTACCAATTAGGACAGTTTCATTTCCACCTACTTGTCCTGCAGAATCCCCTATAATAGTTGCTTTAGTTTGTGTGCCTGCATCTACACCCGCATTATCTCCTATAATTACAGCATTATTCCCAGTTCCACTATATTTAGCATTATATCCAATTACAATATTATTTTGAAAAGTTGCTGCAGATGAGTTTCCTGCTGCTCTTGAGCCTATAATAACATTTTGCGCACTTGTTGTAATTCTGCTTCCTGTATCAGCGTCTCCTAAAATAGTATTTCCACTTCCTGTTGTTAAGTTACCTCCCCCTTGAATTAATAAGTTATCACTTGGCGTACCACTTAAACCACTTGGAATATTTACAAAATAAGATGATATAGTACTACCACTACCTGTAATTAATACATCACTTAAGTCATTTAAACTAGTAACGCTACCTAAATTACCAGGTGCTATTTTTTTCATAGTGGTTCCTTGATAACCAGCTAAAAAATCTATTTGAGTAGGATCTGTTTCAGTTGTAAATGCTGAAAATTTTATATTTGCCATTTGTTGTTTTGTTTAATTTTTTTTATGGTGCTACTTCTTGTACCATGAGATTACCACCTGCTTCTGTTTCACATATATCACCGTTCTCTGCTAAAATAAAAAATGTAACAGGACTAGGACCACCTCCACCTTGTATAGTTAAAGGTATTGCTAATATCGCATTGGCGTTAGCCAACATACTTGGTCCACCTGGCATTTTAGTTAAGTGCTAAAATGTTACTACAAGTTGTACCAGTTGCAAAAACTCTTATAGCTTGCAAAGGAATAAATGAAGAATCAGGTATGTTATTTAAAGTTACATCATCTCCTGCTGGAGTTCTTAATTTTAATGTTGAACCTGCTCCTCCTGTACCTACAAATAAAGTAAAAGCAGTATCTCCGCTTATATTTCCTTTATATATATCATAAGTAGTAGCAGCTGTACTACTCTGCATTGTCAATGTAGTTGGTGATGCTATTGCTAGTATTTCATCAATTGCACCTCCAGCATATACTACATCTCCACCTCTAATATTGTAACCGCTAGGTGAAGCTGAGTTTGTAGTTGCATTTGTAAAGTCTTGCCCAGCGTCAGTTAAAGTAGTTCCTACTGTAGCATTTGTTCCAGATGTTATAATTCCAGGTTGTGGAATATTAAGTGTATCACTAGGGATAACAGGAACTGAACTGAATGGTTGATTGTTTGCCATGTTAGTTTTTATTATTATTTATATACTTTTGCTTTTTGTGTAATTGGACCCATACCAGAAAAAGGAACAGCACCAAGTTTTAGTTTCATACCGTATATACCTGAACTAGACCCTTCACCGTGCAGTCTACCTGCTTGGCTTAATGGTCCGTCCCATATATGAGTTTCTCCAACTATTCCACCTCTTTTACCACCCATATCTTTAGTGTGGCCTGGATCTATTTTAAAATCTTTGTGATTCATAATTTTATAAGTTTATTAATGGTTTAGGTTTTTGAAATAAACCTCTTTGTTGTTCTGTTCCATAAATTCCTGCTGCTGCTTGCTGAGCAGAAGGATTAAAATTACCTGCTGTTGCCGCTGGCATTTCACCCACTACTGTATTTTCCATAGGCATTATTTCAGAACCTGGTTGATTCAAGCTATTAATTCCTTGACTTGCTAATTGTTGATTAGCTATTTGTTGAGCTGTCATTCCAGGCATCATGCCTCCAAACATAGCTCCAGCTGTAGGTGTTGTGAACATATTATCTATTTTTATCTTTATTAACATTATGTATAGAAGTTTGTAAAACTTTATCCATATATGTATTTCCTTTCATTATACTGTTTCTTCTTTCACTAGTTGGAATATCATCTTCTCCTAGCATAATTCGGTAAATTCTTTGTATTAATTGTTTACCTTTAAAAGAAACCTTGTATATATTATATTTTTGAGTTGTTCTGTTTCTGTTTCTCCATACCACAACCCAATCACCTTGTATTAATCTATTCCATCTTCTATTCTCCCAACTATAAGAATAACTACCCATTTTAAAATCTTGTATTGTAAATAAATCAATACAATCTAAATAAATTAATAATTCAAGGTCACTATCAGTTAAGCCGTTATTTTTACAAGCCCATTTGCGTATTATACGGTAATGTTTTAGCAAGTTTAAATCTTTAAGATCTCTTGCTTCTAGCTTTTTCATAAAACAACGACGACGTCTTGCGCCTTAATAACATGATATAATTTTTTGTTTATTTCTATTTGATGACCAGCATGACGATCAAAAAATATTTTATTATCTTTTTTTAACCCTACAACTTCTTCACCAACAGAAATAACATTAGCTTCTATGTATCTAATATCACTTCTATCGTTTTTATTAAGAAGTAAACCACCTTCTGATTTAGTTATTCCTTCGTCTTCGGTTTTTTGTATTATTAAATTTCTACCTATTGCTTTCATTAATTCTAATATTATTGATTACACAATCGGTTGATAAAATTGTTGTTGCTACAGAAGCTGCATTAGTTAAAGCACTTTTAGTAACTAACAGTGGATCTATAATACCTGCTTTAATCATTTGTACCATATTTCCTGTAACTACATTAAGACCATCACCTTCTTTTTCTGGTTCTACATACTCTATACCAGCATTATCTAATATAGTGTAATAAGGAGATTTTATAGCATTGTATAAAATCTTTTCACCAATATTATTTTGATCTAATGTTTTTGAAGCGTTTAATAAAGCAATACCACCGCCTGAAACTATACCTTCTTTTATTGCAGCTTTAGTAGCACAGATAGCATCTTCAATCCTATCTTGTTTTTCTTTGAGTTCAATATCAGAATTAGCACCTACTTTTACAATAGCAACTTTAGCTGATAATCTAGCTAACCTGTGTTCTAATCCTATAACCTGATGAGGTTTTAATTTTTTAGTTAAATCTTTTTTGATTTTTTTAATTATTTCCTCAATCTCTTCATTTACTCCTTCTATTTGTATTATACTTTGATCTTGTTCAGTTGTAACTTTAGAACACGTACCCAAGTAATCTACTTGTATTGTATTTAAATCATCTCCAAGATTTTCATCTATAATTTGAGAATTTGTAAGTAAAGCTAAATCTTCTAGTATTTCTTTACGTCTTAATCCAAAAGCTGGTGCGTCTAAAACATTTACTTTTATATTACCCTTTATTTTATTCATTACAAGTGCTGATAAAACCGGAGGATCTATGTCACCAATAATCAATAAAGGTTTGTTTTGTTTTATAACATGCTCTAATACTGTTTGAATTTGTCTAATAGATTCTATTTTAGAATCAACTATCATTACTAGAGGGTTTTGTAATTCACAAATACCTTTATCTTTATCTGTTATAAAATTAGGATTTAATAATCCTTTATTATATTCTACACCTTCTACAACTTCTACTTCTGTTTGTCCAGCACTAGAAGGTTCCATTATAACTACACCTGTTTTACCTACAGCATTAAATGCATCAGCAATTAAATTTCCAAGATCAGGATCGTTATTTGTAGATATAGTAGCTATTTGTTCTATTCTATCATCTACAGGAACTGATTTGTCTGTAACGTATGTTATAACTTTTTCAACACCATTTAAAATACCTTCTTTAATTTCTCTGGTATTTGTGTTGTTTAATTCTTTATATGCTTCTTTTAATATTGCGTGCGCTAATACTGTTGCTGTTGTTGTACCATCTCCAGCTTCTTTAACTGTTTTACGCGCTGCTTCTTTAATTAAAGTAGCACCTAGGTTTTCTACAGGATCTAAAAGGACAATAGAATCAGCAACTGTTACACCATCTTTGGTTATTACTGGATTTCCTTGTTGGTCTTCAAGAATAACACACTTGCCGCTAGCTCCTAAAGTGGAACTAACAGCATTAGTGAGTTTTTCAATACCTTTAAAGACCTGATTCTTGGCATTATCGCCAAAATTTAGGTTTTTTACTATCATTTGATTGAATTTAATTTAATTTGATTATTACTTAAAGGTTTTTACGACTTTCGGCCCGTTTAAGAACTCAAGCTTCTTTGTATAATGATCTACTGATGCATCTATTGCTTGTTCCGCTCCTTCTAAGGTCTCTCTTCGTGTTACATCTACCCAGTTTTCATCTAAATCTAGGTATTCTGTTTGGTAAAAACCATTAGGTAACTGAGTTATTCTCCAATTACTTTTTTCAGCTACATGCTTCCAAAGGTCTATGGTTTCTTTTGTTATTTGTGGTTGACTATTCCACGTTTTAGTCTGATAATAAAACGTCATTTGGTTTAGGTTTTATGTTAATGTTTGGTTTGTTGCTCTTTACCCGAGCCGGTTATGTTTTATGTATATACTCTAAGTTCTAGAAATATTTTCATGTTATCTGATTTTGTAGCAGCACCGGATTGTGCTAATACAAAATGATTTATCTGTACTGTACTTACTGTTGGAAACGTTACGATCTGTTGTCCTGGCCATTCATTAGTATCTAGAACACCATTTACTCCGTTTGCTCCAATAGATGGATTACTTACAATCTGTGATTGGCTTGATGCCCAGGATTTCCCTGTCGTGAATGCATTCAGTAGTGTCCCGGTGTAAACACCCACACTATTTCTTGTCCAAACTATATTTCCAACGCCGTTTGACATAATCGTAGCGGTTGGTGCAACTGCACCTCCACCGAAATTACTTAATTCTGCTACGTATGTAGTATATCCCAGTCCTAATGTTCCAGCTAAAGAAGAAAGATCTGATACAGTAAACTGTACAGTTCTATTCTGAGGTACGCTTGTTGAGGATTTTTGTGTACCTAAAACCAAGTCAGCTGAAACTGGAGTAACTTGTGGATATGAAATTATTTGTGCCATAGTATTTTGTTATTTGTCTATAGATATATACTTACACGTTAAAATAACAATTTACAATATATTTTATCTATTATTTAAGTAAATTTAAAAATAACTGTGTAATATAGGTTATCTATTATATAATACCTTACTCCTATCTAGATATTATACGTAGTATAATATCATTAAGGGGGAGATATGTTCGGTACCTCACATATCTAATGTACTGGTACCCTTGACTTTTTAGAAAGCTGTTTACATATAGAGAAGTAGGGCGTTCCCCCTCCACTTTTTTTTTGTCATTTTGTCATAAAACTCATTTTTTTTCACATACGGGCACTATTTTAATGACATTTTGTCACTATATATACAACTTTTTTATATATTACTAAAATACTTTTTAAGTTTTTTATATCGAAAGTTAATACTAATATAACAAGATAATATATATAAATAAATAACTTAATACTATGAATTACATTTTAGAAACTTCAATTGACAATATCATTAATCAAATTAAAAAAGAATATCCATACAATAATACAATGTGTCGAGATAAATATAATGAATCAATACAAGATTACTTATATCAATCAATTACTATTAATTTATAATATGACATATTGTCACTAGTATGACATCATGACATATAGTGCAATGACATCTTGACATATTAAACACATAAACAAACAAACACTTATAATCGAAAGATAATACTAATAATACTAGATAATATAATAAACAATTAATACTTAATACTATGACTACAATTAACTCAAAGAGATTTGTAATAAGAAAATCTCTAATCAACAAGAATACTACAATCAATGTAGAGTTTAAAAACGGTAAGACTTGCTCTTATAATCACGACGAGGTGTACAATATAATGAAAGATACACTTGAAAAATTACCTTGTTTTATAAAGTATAGCTCTTACACCTCATCAACTAACGTACCAGTGATGGCAAGAGAGATAGTGCAAACAATAAATCCAACTGTATAATGAGAATAATAAAATACATTAACCCTTGCTTTCCTGAGAAAGATTGGTACAGGTGTAATATCAAGAATGAAACTTATTCATCTCCTCATAGAGAACAGGTTGAACTGTGGCGAGATGATAAGCTAATCAATGCTGATTACTATAAAGAACTAGAAGAATTACATAATAAATCTATGCAATATATGTATGATAATAACCACAATAATTGGACAGGAGATTAATATGACTATAATAAATAAATATACAGGTAGAGATGTATCTACAGAATACTTAGCTTTAATGGAAGGTATTATAACTAATGATGAATTTGAATTAATAACTTTAACAATTAAATAATGAAAAAAGATTTATATAGATTTGCTAAGGCAAGAAAATACGGTGAAAGAATAATATTGTGGGAAGATGAGTGGTATACTAAATACAACAAGGAATATTCGAAACATAATACAAATACAGTAAGATAATATAATAAATAACAATATGAATAAAATACTAGATAAAATCGCGCAAGAAAAATATGGAGAATTTGGTTTTTCTACTTGTACAGATGAGCAACAAATGGAAATAATAACTAACAATTTAAAACTTAAATAAATGAATACAATTAAATTTACTTCTAAAACTACTCTTAAATTAAATGGATTAGAATACAAGGGTTATAATGTCGGTGAATTACCAAACTCATTTGGTTTTATTTACAATGAAGACAAAGAATCGTGGGGTCAATCAAAATGGTTTAACTTAAATGGACTTACATGGCTAGTAGCGTAACAAATATGAAAGAATTATGCGAGTATGTTTCTAATAAAAGAAAAGCTCGTAAGCATAAACACTTAGAAATGATTAAAATCTATGGTGAGTGTAAAGGTATGGGAGACAAGAATTATAAATTACCGCAAAAATCTTCGTTCCCTAAACAATATAAAGCGGCGTATAATAAAATATGGAAATGAAAATAAATAAAAATCTAAAAAGAGTCTTAGTCACTTTAGCTCTTATAACTGTAGGATTTACTGCAGGTAAACAACAAGGTGAGCAAAATATATTAGATAGATGCG